CCATGGGCCCGCCGATTTCCCGCAGGGCCAGGGCCGTCACGTATTCTACGGTGTAGGTCTTTTCGCCTAAAGTTACTTGCAGCATAAATCCTCCTGCCAAAAGCGAAGAGTTGAGAGTTGAGAGTTGGGAGTTGAGATATATCTTGCCGATCAAAATAAATCTCCGCTCTCAACTCTCCGCTCTCAACTCCTGATCACGGCGTGAACGTCGGCGTGTAGGGGGCGTCGAAGAACGTGGCCTTGGCCGTGGCGAACTCCGGCGTATCCTCGTCCACATATACCTTGTCGTTGCCGGTGCTGTTGAGCTTCACGAAGGTCACCTTCAGCTTGCTGGTCTGCCGGTTGATCTCCTTGCGCTTTTTGGTAGTGTACTTGGTGTTCTCCCGGCTGGCCCGACCCTTGAAGTACCAGGTGTAGCGGTCCATGCCGTTGGATTTGACGCTCTTGAAGCCCCAGGCGAAATACGGGGGCTTGTCTTCGCTGTTGCGCACCACCACGCCGTTGTCGTCGATTCTGTGGCCTTCCAGCAGTGCCAGGGAAGCGGGCGGCAGGTCCGCAATTTCCAGGGTGCCCGTAGTTTCCGGTTCCGGCATGAGCACGTCGTGCTCGCCGTCGTCGTAGTCCTGCCCTTCAGGGTCGCCGCTGTTGTCCTGGAAATCAAAGTCGATGGCGCCCACCAGGGGCACCACAGTGTCATAGGTGGGCGTTCCGCCGGCCGGGTCGCTCGTCAGCTTGGCCACCACCACGTCCCGCAGACCGATGGGGGAGAAAATGGTGTCTTCGCTTTCCGCCGCCGTGGTTTCGGTCTCGGTTGCGGAAGTGCCTTCACCGCCGGTGCCGGCATTGGGTTCCAATTCAGACATAGGGGATTCCCTCCTTCATTTAGCGTATGATTTCGTTGATCACCGCGTCTTCGATTTCGGATACTTCGTACACCAGCGCGTCCACCGCGTCTTCCCCGTGGGCCTTGACCGCCGGTTCCCAAAATGGGTGCGGAGGGGCCGGATGCGGTCCTTCGTGCCCGCCCTCTACCAGGTGGGCGTGGTGCGCGTTTTTGTGCCGCTTGTAGCTGACGCCCACTTCGATTTCTGTTGGGGCATCCGCGCTCACTTTCACATAGGTTTCCACGCCTGCCGCAAGATGGCCGGTAATGGAATGGATGCGCGCTTTGGCTTCTTCGTTGATCGGGGCCATGGTGCCTTTGATTGATTTGGTAAAAGCGTCGCTGGTGACCTTGTCTTCCAGCTGTTCAGCGGCTGCGGAGAAATGATCTTCCAGGCCGTCGATAGCTTCCAGCCCAAACTTAATGGACATGCTTCACGCCCTCCCACTCGCTCAGCACCTGATAGGTCCCGGCGTCGTGGTCGTAATCGTCGTTGGCCCGCATCAGTGCGAAGCCCTCCGCCTTCATGGCGGCTTCGATGGCGGTCTGTGCGTCCTCCGGGGAATTCAGGCTGTATAAATGCAGGAACGCCCGCACCCTTTCCGCCCGGTCCGCGTCGTCGGCGGCCCAGGTGGGGGTACGGCTCAGGGTATAGGCGCAGTATTGCGCAGGCGGTTCCTCCTGTCCCGGCATGGAGCGAAACGCACCCCGGTAGCCCGGCACACCGGCGGCACGTAAGGCCGTTTGAACATTCAGCATCATTTCGCTTCCTTCCGGATGGTTTTCAGCAGCAGATACCGGGGCACGCCCCGCATGGGCTGGGCGTCGAGGATCTCGAACCATTCCTCGCCGCATTTCACCATCATGCCGGTTTTAATGCCGGCCCGCGCCCGGATCTTCCAGTTCACCACCGCGCGCACCTTGGCGGCGTATGCCTCCCACACTTCCCGGTCGGACGTGTGCAGGCGGGTCGCCCGCACGGTAAACAGCAAGGCGGGGTCTTTGTTGATGAAGCCGCTGGATTCATCCTGGCTGGCGGTCTTGCTGTAAATTTCGATCACGTATTTCAGCGCGCCGGTATTCATGCTCAGTACCTCAAATTCAGGATCAGCGCGTTCAGGTCGGGCGGCGGGTTGGGGTACCCGTAACGCTCATCCGCGCTGCGGTTCTCGTAGAAATACAGGGCCAGCTTGCGCAGGGCCATGTCCCGGAGGGCGTTGTCGGCCTTAGGCACGCCCGCGCCCTCCATGTAGATTTCGGCGGCGTCCAGCGCGTCCTGCATGTTCCGCAGGGTGTGTTCGTCGTCGGGATTTTCCTCCGCCCAGCGGATCATATCGGGTACGGTCACCATGCGGGCCGCCTCCTTTCATTCGGGAGTACAGAATTCAGAGTACAGAGTTCAGAGAATATTGCTTTCACATTCGGTTGCCAAATGGACAGCTATATAAATCTGTACTCTGCACTCTGCACTCTGCGCTCTGTTATTCGGGCGTCACGGCCGCCCACTGGCCTTCGGCGTTTACGGTCAGCACCTTGCCCGCGTCAGCCGCGGTCACGGCGGGCAGCTGGGCCGGGATGGCCGCGGCCACCCACGCGCCGCCGGATACCTGGAGCGCCTTGCCGTTGTCGCTGCCGCTCACGGGGGGCAGTTCGGCGGCGGCAGCTTCCCACTGGCCGTCGGACACCTTCAAAATTTTGCCGTTATCGCTGCCGGTCACCGCCGGCAGGTGATCCCCCGCAATGCGGGCGGCGATCTTTACCAGCGAATCCGCGATGATTTCCTGGATCTGCTGCATCGTTTTCATTGTTTTTTCCCTCCAAAACTTAGATTAGAGTTTAGCTTCGAGCATTGAGCGCAAAGATCAGTCTTTTCTGTGCATCGGCTCACGCACTGCCCGTAAGATCGCCCGCGGCTATCGGATCGCTCCTACACCCCGCCGGAGTGCTATACTTGCACCACCGATGCGCGCTCATTTCGCCGCGCCGAATCAGACCGGCAGCTTCGCCATCTTCATGGCGTCGGTGTCGAACTTGCTCACGCCCATGCGCTTGATGAAGCGGATCTCGGTGCAGTCGTTGTTGAAGGCGTTGCCGCCGATCCGGGTGCTCAGCACTTCCATGGCGGCCCGCTCGAACAACGTGGCGTATTCTTCGCCGTCGCCGATGTACAGGGGCGCGGTGGTCTTTTCGTCCACGGTGGTGCTGGGCATCACGGCGTTGGTCACCACGGCCACCCGGTGGCCCTTGAACAGCTTCCTGGTGGGCTGGGTGGGGTCAGGCTGCATCAGCGGCCGGCCGTTCACGTCCTCCATGGTGTCCATCACGTTGTAGCCGTCCTGGTTGGTGATGAACACGGCACGGGCGGCAATGGCGGGGTCCAGGCCCACGTTCAGGATCTTCACGATGCCCTTGTATTCCGCGCCTTCTTCGATGGCAACGGCGCCGGAGGCCAGGGAAGAAAGGGCCGCCAAAAGCAGCGTGTTTTCGGTGATCACCTGCTTCTTCGCGCCCCAGCGGGAGATGTAGGCGAACAGGTTGGCCACTTCGTCGCTGGCCAGTTCGTTGGAAACCGGCAGGATCAGGCCGTACTTGGTCAGGCTGTAGGTCACCCGGCCGAAAGCGGGCTGGCTATTCCGGGGCACAGCGCCCATTTCGTCCACGGCGGAGAAGCCGGTATCGGGGGCCGTGTCGGTCACGCGCCAGCCGCTGTTGGTGTTGGTGCTCTCATTGCCGAAGAACTCCCGCAGGGGGTTCAGGGTGCGCATCTTTTCCCGGATGCTGTGATCGATGTCCTCGGGCACCAGGAAGCCGCCGTCTTCGCCGGGGGTGATCCCGCCGCCGATGGTCAGCGCGTCATACAGGGGATGCAGCTCCTCCACGCTGCGGCCCGTATCAGGGGTCAGGCCACGGCGCACGGCCAGGGCGAAGGCACGGGCGTATTCGTTGCTTTTCAGCACGTCGCGCAGGCTCCTCTCCTGGGCGGGGGTGCGGGCGGGCTGCTTGGACAGCTTTCCGCTCTGCTCGCCGGTCATGCTGCTGGCGGCCAGCTTCAGGCTCTCCAGGGCGGTGTTTTCCCGGTTCAGTTCGTCCTGAAGGCGGCTCACTTCTTTCAGGTCGGGGCTCGCCTGGGTGGCGGCCAGGGCCAGCTGGGCGCTCAGGCCCTGCACTTTTTCGCCCTTGGTGCGGATCGCGTCGTTGATCTGTTCCAGATTCATTTCGTGTCTCTCCTTTCATGGTTGGAAGCGGGGCTTCCGCCTCCTGGGTTCGGCTGTCCTCGGGATGCATCGAAGGGCCGCAGCCCTTCGATTTCAATTCCGCAGGCGGCGGCGTGTACGTCGCCGAGGAGCAAATGAAATTTGCTTCCGCTATCAATTTCTGGCCGTAAAATGCGTGGTTTCGGCCCAGCAGGCCGAAACCGCCATTTTGCAAGAAATTGATGCAATCCATCGAAAGACTGCTTATGCGGTATTTCGATGGCCGGACGGCGCTATTTCGCCGTCCGGATCACAAGCGCAAGCGCTTGCGCGATGATGGGGTCGGGCTCTTGGTGGACGTTCAGTTCCTTGTTCAGGAACTCGGGCTTCACCAGGGGCTTGCCCAGCCGTGCCATGTAAGCCGCGGGGGTGTAGTCCCTGCCGCGCATGGCGGCGGCGGGGGCGCTGGCCTGGGAATAGGCGGCGGCGTCCCCTTCCGGCTGGAACAGGCCGTCGCAGAAGCCCATTTCAATGGCGCTCTGGGCGTTCATGTAGGTTTCTGCTTCCAGCAGCTTCTTGATTTCGTCGGTGCTTTTGCCGGTTTTCCGGGCGTAGGCGTTCACGATGCCCTCGCCGATCTCGCGCAGCACCTGGGCTTCGTGCTCCAGCTCCCGGGCGTTCCCGGCAATAAAGCTCCAGGGGTCGTGTACCATCATGTACCCCACGGGGCTGATCAGCACTTCGTCCCCCGCCATGGCTACCACGCTGGCGGCGCTGGCGGCGATGCCCATGATCTTCACGGTCACCTTGTGCGGGTGTTCCGCGAGGGCCGAGTACATGGCCGCCCCGGCGAACACGTCCCCGCCCGGCGAATTGATGTACACCGTCACGGGGCCGCATTGGGCGAGCTCCCGCCGGAAATCATGGAATCCGGTCTGGTAAGAG